AATTTTTTTACCTTGTCCTGACCAAGCAACTTGTGCTAATCCTTCGATATCAAAATCGATAGATGCAGAACCGACTGAACAGTCACTAATTTTGTAAACTGTAACTCCGTCTGTTCCAGTATCGTATGTTGCTACGCTACTGTCTTTTGCTGCTCCGAGTACAAAGAATAAGTCAAAAACACCTAGTGTCACCTTATTTGAGTTTTGAAAGTTAAATACATTCGGCTCAAATGTTGATGCTGTTGGTGCTCCTGTTCCGCCTACACCTAGGTTATAGGTTGTTGCGGACATTGCTCCCCATAGAGGCCCTTCTACTGCAAATTTCTTTGCGTTTCCTGCGTGTTCGTTAGACGCCCACACATTTGCAGCTCCTGAAGTAGTTGGTCTCATATAAGTACTAAAACTCCATTCCGCTGGTGCAAAAGAGTCGTTGAACATTGCTCTTCCTCTTTTACTGTTACCCGATGAATCGGCTGCTTCGCTCAAAGTAATCTCTGAACTATTAGTAGCCTGACTAAAGGAGTAACCGTCTAGTACTGGTAATTCATAAAGTGCGTCGTCTGTGCTATCAGCACTCGCGTGAAACTTCATAAATACTTTGGTATCTCTACTAAAATGAAATGCCATTATTTTCTCCTATTATTCTCTGAAAGAGCCGTACTAAATATTTATTTAGCTTAGGCTTTTTCTAGTATTGAATCTCTACGATGACTTCTCCGACACCGAGAGGCTCCAAAACACCTTCGTCTGTATCAACCGATAAGATTGTAGTCTTAGCTGTTGTTTGAGACGCTCCTGTTGAATCTGTATACGTCAACGGATCATTATCCTCGAGTACAGTTTCAACGTCTTCTAGTAATTCTTCAAGTGCTAATATGACGTCATCATTGTCGTTCACATAACACCTAATTGTTACTCTTAAAAATCTAAATCGGAACCCGCCACCTTCGTATTCACGAGTTTCTTGTCCTGCTCCTACTTGAATTGCTGGGAAGTCTTGTACTTCGTCCCAGAATCTAAGTCTTGGCTCTACACTTTGAACAGAGCTTCTAAAAGGTGCGCTCCCATTCAAACTTTCGTACAACTTACTCGCAATCGCTCCAACTATGGCTCGTCTACGCGTTGAGTGTGCTCTAGCTTTAGTCGCGTCCATTAGTTTCTCCTAATTGTTGTAGGTTGTCTTCCTAGTATTCCCATAGCAAGTTGTCTAATACTTGCTCCTATTATCTTTCGAGGGTCTCTTTGAGTACTCCCCTGTTTTCCGCCCGGTTCAAAAGTTTCATAAGGCTCTCTCATATAAGTATAGTCTATGTCTACTCCACCTCTTGGACCTAAATTTACATTCTCAACTCGGGCTGAGTTTGCAAATCTACCAGTTCTAAATTGTAGTGCTGGTGGTGTCATTTTACTTGCTACCATTTGGGGTAACATTTCATTTAACAAGTTTCTTAAAGCTATTGGACTTTGTGTTGTTTTTGCTTCCTCTATACTTTTACCTACTTTAGGTCTTGCTCTAACCCCTTTACTTGCTGCTATGTAAGCTTTTGAGGTCTTACTACTTGCCCCTCGTATAGATTTGTCTTTACTTTTCTTTCCTCTTACCTTGGCATCTTTTGCTTGTTTTAAAAGTTTTTTATTAACCTTTAATCTAAAATCTGGTCTAGTACCTTTTACCTTTAGTAGTTTTTCTATTAGCATTATTTGTTGCTGTCTTACTATTAAATCTTTTTTAGAAGTAGAACCTTTCATTTCTACCCAGTTTTTTCCAGCCAGCTTCTTCATCGCAGGCTTTACAGCATTCCTTACATAAGAATCAATATGCTTTTTTATTCCCTTCATGTCATACTTACCTTTTGCAAATTCAGCGTTTCCTTTCGCATCAGTAGCATGTAAGTCAACTACTAAGTCTTCATCAAACGTAAAATTATCAACCTTTCTATACTGTGTTAAATCAAACTTCATATCTAGATTATTAGTAATCATAGTTCTAACTACACTAACTTGATCTGCTATTTCTTTCTCGTACTTCCCAGTAACAGAAACTCTTTTCATTCTGTTAAAATTCTTAGCCATAGCTAAAACTGCTACGGTAGTTTGTTTTCCGCCTTTTGGTCTTATCTCTTTTGAGCCAAAAGCTTCCATGGCTTCTCCATGTCCTTTAATAGGTTTAACCTCTTGCGATGTTTTCCCTCTCATGGTCTTACCGGCAGGGCTCTTTTTCCCTTTACCTGCTTCTTCACAGTAGTAAGCAAGTTGTCTAAAAGCTCCACCTCTTGCTTGCTTGTACAATTTCTTAGTAGCATTGTTAACTAAGTTATAAGGAATTCCTCCTTTAGTCATCTTACTTGCTTTCGTTACACCCTTTGCTAGGTTTATATCTATTCTGTTTCCACCTTGTTTAGACAGTATGTCTGAGGGGCTTATAGTTACAACACCTCTAAAAGTAGTTGTCCAGACTGAAGTTACATTAGTCTTACTTAACATATAGTCTTTAACGCCTTTTTCTGCAGCTTCTGTAAAAGCTTTATCAAAGCCTCCAGGGTGGTTAACTTGGAGATCTCTGTCCATATCTTTTATGTCTCTTTTACTGAAACTTTTTTGATACTCTCTATAAGCGTCTAATAAGTTTCTTTTTAGAGTATTTCTGCAAACTTGCAAAGTATAAGAATACTTATGCTTATGTAAGTTATCAAAACTACCTCTTAGAGAAGTTTTTATTTCTGCTTTTATTAACTCTGCAACTTCGTCTATCACACCACAACTCTATATAAGTCTAGTACTCTTTTGATGTGGTCTGGAAAGTCAGTACTCGTCCTCATTCCTGAAGTGCCTTGGTTTTGCAATGTTGCTCCACCTAGAGTCTGTCTTTGCTTATGCTCATCTTTTACATAGTAAGTAATTAGATCGAATATAGCGAGTTTTAAATCTCTCGGACAGTCTGCGTATCCCGCATTGTAAGTTACCTTTACGGAACCCACACCTTTTGCCCACATTTTGTGATTACCATTATCATCAGTTCTGACTATAGCGTCAGCATCATAATCCACAAAATATTCATAATTTGTTGTTGTCAAAGTTTTGTAGTCACCACTATATGTAGTTCTTTCTTGTACTATATCAACCGCTGTTAACGGACACTCGCTGACAATAATCGTTGAGGTGTAGTTATCGTTGATTGAAAAAGTTTCAACTTTGTTGGTAGAAAAGAAATCAACAAAAGAAGTACCGCAGTACTTTTTAACAAGGTCTGAAACTTGAGGAACAATTAGATTGAGACGGTCGTCTTCTTTCTCGCCTCTAATTCCTTCAGCGTCCTTGTATTCATTTGTCGTTACTAAATCTGCCATAATTATCTCTTAAAAATATTGCGGTGGGGTTTAACCCCCACCACAAAAAGGTTAGCTATTAACTAGCTTTGAACTTATAAGCCCACTTAGAAGTAGCACCATCGATTAGATCGGTGAAACCAATTCTTTGTGAAGCAACCAGAACTCTTCTTTGGTTAGCAACTTCATAGTCTGACTCAATTGTCACACCACGTAGTCTAGGCATTACGTAGTTTCTTGCATATACTGCAATCGCTCCGTACCCATTAGCTGCTTGAGCAGGGAATTCGTCACAGAGTAGAACTCTTGAGCCAAATACCTGACCAATCTCACCAGTGAGTTTAGTAGCCATATCACCAACTAGATTAGCATCTTGGAATTCTGCGTCTTCTAGTAACTGGAAGTAAGCACTTTGTGAAACAATATAAGTTACGTCGTTAGGGTTAACACCGTATTTGCCCATATTCTTTCTTAAAGCAAGCAATTCTGCAGCAGTAACAGTATCTGAAGCTACAGCTGTTGCTGATTGAGTTTCATCACTATCTGCTGATGCCATTTTGATAAGACCATCAAAAGTTCCTGATGTATAAACACCAGTAGAGTGGTTACCTAATAGTAACGCATTCTCAATACCTTTTGCATGTGATCTAACAATTGATTCCCTAATTAAAGGAAGAATCGGCATGATTGCATCTTCTTCAGTCTCATTACCTAAGTATGATTGTGAAATAAGTTTGTGAGTTGATAGAGTTTTCTCTGTCAAATCAACACCACCGAAAGGTGAACCATAGGAGTCGCCTGTCTGAGCCAAGTTACCATGTGGTGAAGAACCACTAGCTACTTGGTTAGTAGTGAATTCAGCGTATCCGCTGTCGGGTAAGATAGGGATAATCATATTAGCGGAATTCATTTGAATTTCTCTAAATAGCGGTGCTAATACTAGCTCGCTTTGAATATCTCTTTCTACGTTTGTAGAAACGATTTGCTCGAAATCAGCAGATGAAACCTGAACACCTGAGTGTTGGTTTACCTTTTCCATTACGCCTTTAGCGTATGGAGTATCAAAGCCTCT